TCCTGCGGCATCCCGTAAAAAGCTTCGGCAATGCCGCCGGTGATGCAGGCAAGGGTGTCGCTGTCGCCGCCCAGAGAGACCGCATTGCGAAGTGCATCCTCAAAACTGACGCTTTCCAGAAAAGCAATGATTGCTTCCGGCACAGTTTCCTGACAGGTCTCCACATGATGATAGGTCGGCCGAATTTCATCGCAGGTACGGTTCAGGTCATAACCGAAGGTCTGCTCCACATATTGTTTGATTTCCGGCTTGCTGTGGCCGGTACGGGCCAGAAAAATCACTGCCGCCGTGGCCTGCGCGCCTTTGATGCCCTCCGGGTGGTTGTGGGTGACTTCAGCGGTCACTTTTGCCATTTCCAGCGTTTTGTCCAGCGTATCGAACAGCCAGCCCGCTGCTGACACCCGCATAGCCGATCCGTTGCCGAAACTACCATAGGGCTTCGGATTTTCTGCGTGCAGCCACCGGCGGAACATCCCGCCGTAACCGGCATGGGGATATTCACGGCCCCAGAACCGCATTTCATGCTGCACTGCACAAAATGTTCTCTCCGGCAGACCCTTTCCGTCAATCAGACCAACTGCCACCGCAGCGGTATCATCGGTGAAGTGCGATTTCTCGCTCAGCAGCGGAAAATCCTTGTGCTTGTAATTGTTGTGGTCAAATTCATTAGGATAAACAGGATAACTATATCAGCGGGGGTCTCCGGGCTCCTGCTTTCTTTCTGTTCTGCCGCCGTTTCGTGCATAATGCCGCAAAAAGCGTCATTCTTGAAAACTTTTTGCCACAAATTGCCAGATTTTACTTGACATTGTCCCTTTTAGGGTCTATAATGAGGGTACAAGAAAACGATATGACCCAAAACGGGTAGGAGGATAAGAATATGTTCAAAAAAATCGTGAAAGCTATCGCCGCCATTAAGACCGAGAACGACCGCGACGATTGCTACTGGCAGATTGACCGTGCGTTCGATGAAGAGCGCATCTCCTTTGAGGACCACGAGCTCCTCTACGGTCTGGTCGGTATGGTCGAGGTTGCTTAATTTTTTTGCTTTCGTGTGTCCCTTTTAGGGACGTTAAGCAAGCAGTAAGGCCCGTTTCGGGTAGGAGGTTTTTATGGAGCTCTACAAGTACACCGGCAGCGTTGCCGTCCTCACCGTTCGTTTCGGCAAGGCCGAGACCATTACCCTCTACGACAGCTACGACGACAGCGTCGCTCCGGTTCGTCTTGATGTGCGCGGTGCTCTCGCCGAGTACATCAAGAAAATCGAGGGCACTGACAGCGAGGAGCGGTACATGAATCTCGACTGGTACTACGACTTCAATATGCTGCTCCGGCGCATTGAGGTTCCGGGCGTCCCGTCCGAAAAGTTCCAGATGACCGGTGTCCCGGCCAAGGTTCTGACGCAGACCCGCAGCAATCCGGACGAGCTCGTCTGCTTCGGTTGCCCCGATTTCATCAACACAAGCAAGCCGGTCTCGATGGGGCCAGACGATTACCAGAACTTCCTCATGTGGCAGCGTGAGAATAGAGACTAAGGAGGTGCAGACGATGAAGCGTTACCAGATTTTGTGCAGCAAGACCGATTTCCTACTCTGCGTTTGGAAGTCGTCCGAGGAGGAGGCTCACAGCTTTGCAAGCGGGTATCGGGCTGCTGGATACTCCGTCGTTGTGTGGGAACACACGGAGCTCGGCGCGCGCAAAGTCAAAATCTAACCTCGCCTGATGATGGCCCTGTGGCAAGGGCCGAAATCATTTTGCCGTCTTTGGCAAGATGGTCGCGGGAGCCAAACCGCAAAGGAGTGTCAACTATGAAAACGAAGTCCTACAAGGCAACTTTCTTCCGCCACAATCCCCAGTTCAAGAATGGCGGTTACGTCACCGAGCGTAAGATTGAGGCCGTCTCGCTGCCCTCTGCTCGCAAAAGAGCCCGCGAGATTTCCGAGCACTGTGTATACGGCAGCATGGAGCTGCTCGACATCGAAATGGAGGCATAAGAGATATGACCGTTCTTGAGCGTTTGAAAGCTGCCGGGTATGACCCGGCCGTGTCCCTGTTCCCTGACAGTATCGGGAATGCCGGTTCCATGGAGTGTGAGCGCATCCAGATTCGCACGTTCTTCTGCCGCCCCCGTGAGAACGAGGCCGCCATCGGGGTGACCGCAACAGCGATGACCCACTTCTCTGACGGCTCGACCCGTCCGTACCCGGACGGCTGGCCGCGCAGCCTCGACGCCAGTGTCACGCTCTACTTCGCTGGCGACGCGGAATTTCATTATTTCGGCAACGTCGCTACTGACCTTGTCGGCTCCGATGCCGAGTTTCGCTACAGGCTCTTGAGCCGCTGCATTCAGGACTGCAAGTATTTCCTCGGCTGCGGCTCGCGTTTCAGCAAGTACCTCTGGGGCTGCTGCGTTGAGAATCATATTCAGGCCATGCGCATCCTGTGGGACAGCTTTTCCGACGACGAGAAGCCGGAGTGGACCTCTCTCGAGGAGATTGAGCGGTTCAGCAAAAAGATGCTTGAGGAGGAGATTTACTGATGGCTGCCCGGAATTTCAAGTTGTTCCTCGGCTGTCTCGGAAACGGCGTAACGGTCTGCAACTCCGCCGTGATGGAGGACGGCGATTTCAAGATGGTCGCTCACATCTCCAACGAGGGAAAAATCACTTGGTACGTCGGCGAGGATTACCCGCCTGCAGATGCTCTCGCAAGCATCCGGGCCTGCGCAGAGCAGGAGCGGGTAAAGTACGAGACATGGCTCAACGGCCTGTCTCCGGCCGCGCGCCGGGAGTATCAGCTCGAGCGGCTGCCGCTCCCTGAGTTTCTCGAGGAGCTCCGCAAGGCAAAGGAAGAAAAGGGGGGAGCCTAGTGTCCCGCGATATCCACGATTATGACAGCCTCAAAGAGGCGTACAACGACCTGCTCATGTTCGAGCGTTTTCCCGGTCCGGCGCATAGCGAGCGCGTCGAGGAGTTCGTCATTCAGCTCAAGCGCGACATCCGGGAGTACATCCATCGGGATTCCGATTACCGCATCGTCCGCGACGAGCTCGATTCTTTCGTTGAGCTTGTTGAACTGCCCGACTACACCGCCGACTATTCCGAGGAGCGGGCTCTCTTGTGGTTCAAGATGTACCGGTCCTACCGCCTTTTCGACGAGTTGGGCTGCGGCGGGCAGTTCTTCACCACCGGCGTCAAGCTCTTCCGCCGTCGTGGCCGCTGGTACGCCTATCATTTTGTTTCGGTCGATATGTAAGGAGGTTCACATGGAAATCAATATCACATACAAAAGCCCGGAGCACGAGGCCGCGTTCCTGTCTGAGCTTCAGCGGATTCCGCACATCGTCAATCCAGAATCCGGTCGCGTCAATCCGTATTGGGGCGCGTCCCTGTACCTGCTCTCCGCGCTCACGCGCTGGCCGGAGCTCCGCATTGCCGTCATCGGCGAGGACTACATGATGTTCACGGCCGCAAAGGAGGCGTTCAATTTGAGCCAGAATGAGCGCATCGTCGTCGAGCTGGCTGCCAATTTCTATAATGCCGGTCTATGGGAGATGCCCGGTTTCGAGATGGTCTACGCCACCTGCGACACTGCTTTCGCGCTCATTCTTGAGGCGTTCCGCCTGCGTCGTGCAAAGCTCTTTTACAAAGACGGGGAGGTGTCCGCAGAATGGGAAGAAAGGAAATGAGCCTCCGGCGCGCTGTCGTCGTCCTGAGCTTCATTGGCACGGACGACTTCGGCCGCGAGGTGTTCGTCGATGAGCTGGGCACAATCTGGAAGTACACAGAGCCCGGTGCAATGCCGAGGGAGCGGCACGACAAGCTCTATACTGCATCCAGTAACGACCGGGACTGTGAGCCGGACCTGCCGATGTCCGATGCGTTCGACTACAAGATTATCAACTAGGAGGCGGAACACAATGTCTGCTGTCTATCGGACGTTGTATGAGAAGTATGAGCAAAACGACGTTTTGCACGTCGGGATTCAGGAGGTTGTCGAGGCCGAAAAGGAGATTGACACGTTCCTCAAGTCTCTCGACCGCAACCAGCGTGACCAGCTCGACACGCTGCTGGGGCGTCTGTCCCGCGCCTACGAGATGCAGGGTTTTCTTTTCGGTGGTCTTGCATCCGGCGCAAAGTGGAACGGCAAGACAGCTCCCGAACCGGGCGACGGATACGGCCGGAGCGTCCGGGCCTATCACGGCTCAACGCTCGCTCCGGTCTGCCAGATTGACCGCAAGACGAATCAGGTCATACATGAGTATCCGAGTATCGCTGCTGCCTCCCGTGCTACCGGTCTGGATGACAGCGCAATCGGAAAGGTATGCAAGGGAAAGTTACCCCATGCGGGCGGTTTCCTCTTTCGGTACATCGAGCAGTAAATCTTTCACAGGTACGCAAAAATATTACAAGATTTTGCCATTTTGCTCTTGCTTTCCACGCGCTCGCGTGGTATAATATAGTCAGTTGAGGGGGGCTGCTCCTCAATGAGTAAGGTGGCAAGGCCAGAAAGGAAACAAAATGGACGACGAAATGAATACCGCCGAGGTGCTTCGAGACGAGGCAAAGGAGAACCGGACCCGTGAAATTCTTGAGCTTATGCGTAACAGCAAAACGCTCGAGGAGGCCATGGAAAAAGTAAAAGCCCTGCTCAACAAGTAAGCAGGGCTCTCCGATGAAGAACAAAGGCCGATGACGGCGGCCAGAGTTCTGAAACGCCGGGGGAGTGAGAAACAGCTTGCAGATGCCTCACTTCTCCGGCATTTCTATTATAGCAGATTCAAGGGGGATTTCAAGATGTCAGCTTTAACGCCTGTTGCCGTCCGCGTCACCGGGCTGCGCGAGGCTCGCGGGTTGACCCGCACCCGGCTGTCGCAGCTCTCTGGCGTCCCGCTGCGGACGCTCGAGGAGTGGGAGGCCGGTCGCCGGGTCCCGCGCGATGTTTACCAGATTCATGCCGTCGCCGCTGCGCTCGGCATGAGCATTGAGGATTATCTTGGGCTATAATGAATCAGGAGGCCCGGCGTTGTGCCGGACCTCCCTTTTTGTTATTCGGGCATAAAGCCGTAACCGGCCTCAAATGCCGCTACTTCTCGGAGGTAGGCAACGCGGCCTGCTGCGCGGTCGATGGCGTCGCGCAATTCGCGGTTTTCCACCAGCTTGAGCAGCGCGGTGAGCGTGTCCTCTGCCTGCATGATTTCGCGGGTGTCCTGCGGGTTGACCTGCTCCATGTAGAGCTCATAAATAGACTGTTCCATGCTTGCCTCCTATGCCCGCCAGCGGTCGAGCCGCTGCCGCGCATACAGGATTTGCGCCGCGTGGTTCTTCCTGCTGCGGGTATTTCGGAGCAGCCAGTGTGACGGGAGGGCTGTTCGTGGTCCCCGTATAGCCCTCTCCATCACCTCCCTGTGGGCCGTCTCCCGCAGGCTGATTTTAACTTGCTGGCCATTTGCCTGTAGCTTTTCGGAGTGCTTTCTCCTGCGTTGAGCCGTAGAACGTCACGAGCACGGCTCCGGGGCCTCGATTTCGGGCTTTTGTGGTCTGGCCGTAAAGTTTGCCGCATGGCTGCCACGACGCTTTGCGGGTCTCCGCAGGAGGCTTTCGTCACTTGCTGGGTCATCTCACGATTTCCACCAGCCTCTCGATTGTAACATCTGTCTCGATGTACGGGCTGCTGCCGGTGTCGTCTGTGTAGGTTCCGGTTACACCATCCGCGCTTTTCCAAAGTATCAGGTTTTCCGCCTTGCTGCTGTTGCCCTCGCTGAACTCCTCGACCTTGTACTCCGAAAGTGTGATGCCAAGCTCTGCCGCTTTGTCGAACACTGCCTGCGCCGTCTGCTCCGCCACTATCGGGAGATACAGGCCGCCAGAGGAAACGGTTCGGACGGTGAGAGTGTACTTGCCGCTGTAATAGAATGCATCAATCGACGATATGTAGGCTGCGCTTTCTTTGTCCAGCGCGTTCAGTGCGGTTTCTTCGAGGACGCTCCGGTTCGTCTCCGGCGTCGATACTCTGGTTGTGCTGGTTGTTCTCTTTCGGGGTGCTATAAGGTCGAATCCGCCAAAAAGCATGAACGCAAAGAACACAGCAACAGCGATGGCTATGATGTTCGCCTTTTTGTTCTGCTTTTGGCTCGGCTCCGCTGCCGGGTTTTCTTTTTTGGGCTGCTCCGGTTTCTGCTCCGGCGACGGCTCCTCTTTCACGCGGTCCGCAAAGCTCACTTTTTCTTTGTCATCGCCAAAGTATGCCCAAAAGCATTTTTCCCGTTCGTCCACATACAGGCGTGTCATGTACTTCCAGCCATGCTCTGTGTGGTATTTTCCTAGTACCTTTTTGTGCAGAACATCTATCACTGCGAATGTTCCGCTGTCCTCGTCGTTCCGGGCGTTGTGCGCTGTCTGGCACACGGCGTATCTTGAGCCGTCCGAAATGGAGGCCGCGTTTACAAAAGATTCTGTTTCGTACACCAGCTCCGGGGTGAATGAATCGTCCGTGATGTAGAATTGCTTTCCCCAAAAGCAAGCAATCTTGGAATCCCTGCTCATTACGAAGTTGATTTCGAGCGATGGCTTGTACGCGCACTGCTGTTTCAGCCTCTCCCGTACCTCGTCCATTGGGATGCTGGCCGGGTCTACGAATCGCGCGCTGCTACTTGTTACCTCCCCCCCGAACAGTTGTTCGTGGGTGAGGGACGCAGTTGTGTTGCCCATAACTGTTGTCCTCCTGTCCTGTGTTGGTGGTCGTGCTTTTATGATAGCACCTAACAGGGACAATGGCAACGGCTTTCGCGCCAGCGATTGCAAAATCGCTGAGTATAATATATTCTTTACTCTACTCTTCTTTACTCTACTCTTCTTTGTCGATTGTTTCGCCGGAAATACCCGGAAATGCCGCTTTCAGTGCATATCCGCGCGGATATGCGTTCAAAACGGTATTTCCGCTCCGGTTATATTGTTTTTCGTGGTATTTTGGGACAACTGCGTGTGTTGTCTCGCATGACCCTTTTATCAACTTTTTCCACCCAGTTTTCCACTTTTCGGGTCATTCTGGTATTTCCGCGCCGTTTTTCTGCGGTTATCCACGGAAATGATAGAAAATGTATCAAAAAGTGCATTTCTGCTCCGAAAATGCCTTTTTACGAGAATAACCGCGCCGGAAATACCATTTTAAGTGCGTTTCCGGGGAAGATATTGCAAAAAGTGGCAATAAAAAAAGAGCCTCCCGGCCCTCTTGTGCGAGGAATACCGGGAGGCTCGTGCTGTTATGTGGTAGCTGCTGGGGCGTCCTTAGTGAATCTGGTTCTTGACGTTCTCGTAGGTCTTATCGCCCTCGATAGCGGCCTGCGTGAAGGAGTTGTTGTACCACCAGTTGATGAGGGCCGTGACGGTGGTAATGCCCGTGGAGACGAGCTGTTCCACAGTGCTGCTCTCGATGGGCAGCGGAGACTTGCCGAACACGCTCAAAATCTGGTTTGCGAGAGCCAGCAGCAGAGCAGCAGTACGGGCGATAGTGGCGGCGGAAACTTTGTTATTGTACTTCATAATAGTGTTCTCCTCTCATTCGACAATGGATTTGATTCCGCAGCGAGAAACGACTTCCCGCTGTGCGTGTTTGACCTTAGAGGCATAGTCCAAGGCTGCGTGCATATCACCATTGCAGTGCGCGTCAGGGATGCGCTGAACTGCCTTTGCGGTAGCCTCGCCGAGGGCGATGGCGGCGAGAGAAGTTTCATAGATGCAGATTTGCAGCTCCTCTCTGCTCTTTTCGCGCTGGGCTTCAATGTTCTCGCGCTTCTTGGCTTCTTCGGTTCGCTTTCTTTCGTGCTGCTCGATTTTACGTTCAATCAGCCAAACAGCAAACCCAAAGATTCCAGACGGCACTCCAACAGTGACGAGAATTTGCCATGTTTCCACTGGTATCACCTCCTCCCTCACAGATATTTGTCTGCGCCTGACAGGGCAGTCCAGCTCTTGGGGCCGCAAATGCCATCCGGGACAAGGCCGTGCTTACGCTGGGCCGTCATCAGTGCCTTTGTGGTAGCCGGGCCAAAACTGCCGTCGTGCGGAATGCCGAGGAGCCGCTGCAGCATAACCGTAGCTGCGCGGTTAGCGGCTCCATCGCAACCCTGCTCGATGGTCGGCAGGACAAACTTGTTGTAGGTGGTGCTGGGATACACACCGGGCTGGACGCAAAGCCATGTAGCCTTGCCTCCGCGCGTGTCGGTGTGGACAATGGCGGCCTTGTCGTGCCAGTAGATGCCGACCGCGCCAAAGCCCTGTGCGGCCGCGATGATACCGAGGGCAACGGGGTTTACGCTCCGGTCCTTCGTGCGCCAGTCGGCCGCAATGCCGTAGAGGTGGCGGCTTGTCCGGCTGCCGCCCACTTTCGGGTCTGCGTTGTGCTTCACGCACCGGTAGCCCGACGTAACCTTGATGGCCTTGCCGAGCTTGGTGCGGATGGTCTGCATCTTCTGGACGAGCTCCGGGTCAATCATCTGCGCCGTGCATCCGCACGGGCAGGCGAACTCGTACCGCTCGAAATCCGTGGTAATTTTCGTGTGGTCGTTCGGCTTAAAGGTAATTACGCTCATTCTCGACGTCTCCTTTGTCGGTCTGTTTGAGTACGGAAAATTCTGCGTGTACCACCGCGCGGGCTGCTCCGTAGCCCTCCGGCTCCCCGCAGTTCGTTTCGAGGGAGTATTCCTCCCACCGGTCGAGCAGCTTAACGGTGGCCGTCAAAAGCTGTTCGAGCCTCTCCTCGCGGTTCATTGGCGGCTCCTTTCAGCGGCTCTCGCCGCGCCGGAACAGTGTGTAGTGCGGATGCTCCTCCCCAAACAGCCAGTATCGCAGCCAGTCATCGAGGACAACGGCCGCGATAGACACGAAAATCCACAAAATGCTGAACGGGAGGCAAATCTGCCCTTTGTAGTTGACCGGCATACCGGAGTAGTCCCAAATGCCGAGGCCGAGCCAGACGTTGAGAATCATACCGGTAACGAGCTCCGCTCCTGTCACGATGGCCGATCCGAGGACGCCCTGCCAAATGAGCGGGGTATCCCACTCAAGCAGGCCCTCATTCAGCTCACCGAGAATCAGGAAAAGGAATCCGCCGAGGACGAACATCGTCCAATGGCTATGTCCTCTGAAAAGCACCTCGAGTCCGAAGTATACAAGCCCTCCGAACACAAAGAGGATGGCAGTTTTACATACAGAGTTCCTTGCCATTTCGGTCCTCCTTAGGCGGAGAGCTTGTTGATGATGGCCGTAATCTGCGCCTGCGCCGCGCTGAGAATGTCCCTGACTTCCTTTTCGAGGTCCTCGGGAAGGGCGCATCCGTAATAGATGGAGCCGATAACATTCGGGTCGGTCTCGCGCTTCGCCCACTGGCGCAGCGCATTGCAGTAGGTCGTCTGTTTGGTGACGAAGCTCTTGTATTCGCTGTACAGAGTAATAATGTCTGCCGCGCTGTACATAACGCACTTGCCGCCATCCGGGTGGTAAGGGTATTCGGACGCGCCCAACGTAATGGCCGCAAACATCGAGTCGATGTTCGTCTGGTCGTTGGGCATCAGCGAAAAGTGCTGCGTACCGTCGGACAACTCCACGTCAATGCCAGCATAAATAAAGTTCTGGCAGGTTTCAGAAGCGTCGTCCGCCACCTTTTGTGCCAGAGTGGGAAGGTCGTTTTTCTTCCATTCAATAGCCATACTGTCCTCCTTACTGGAATGCGCCGGAGACGGCTTCGATGTAGCCGCCCTCGCCGGATTCGCCGCGCTCCACGCTG